TTTGTGTATGAATACACATAACCTGTTTTAACAGCTTCAGTTTTTGATACACCATTAAGTGCATAGTCAAACTGTTGTGTGTTTAATGATACATCAAATACAATGTCTCCTAAACTAGATAATGATGTGTATTTTAATGGGAACCCTAGTATAGGGTCATTTGCCCCTGTTCCTGTTGCATATTCAAAAAGAGTACATCCTGTAAAATCAGTACCAGGATAGTATTCAGCATCACCGAAACTAATTCCGTTATAATCAAAAACATCAAATAAAGGTGGTTGATTTACTCTTTCTTTTTGTTGGCCTTGTTGCCAATTTAATCCGTCAAAGTAGAAAGTTGTGCCGCCATACTCAACACCGAATAGAATACTAGATTGGTCATTGTATGCAATATTGCCATTAGGTGCTTCTGATAATGTAATTTCAATATCAGATAATAAGTTAGTTACTCCTGTGTTAGAGAAGATTCCTGGATTAGAAGGATATGATAATGTTACAGTAGTATTGGTACTTGCAGTTACTGTGAAAATACCATTGTATCCTGCGTTAGCAGAACTCATAACTTGATATCTTTTACCTACTACCGGAGCGTATGTTTGATATGGTATTGCAAATTTTACCAAGTAAGGTCCAGTACCAACCTTACTCATAAATGCACTTACTGGAACTATTGTAGTGTTTACTGTTTCTGTTAAACGTGCTACATAAATTTTGTTTCTTACATCAAGATTAGTGTCGCCAGCAAATATAACAGTCATTCCATCAAATACATATGATGTATTACCGTCTGGTACAAATTCATTATTACCTGCAACTTCAGTGAATGCGTCTGTTACGCTGAAGTTTATATAGTTAACACTACCTTTAGAGTTGGTACCCATATTGAACATTTTTAATGTTGGGTAAAATTCTATAATAGGTCTCTTAGCCATACTAGCTGAGTTACCCAACGCTTCTTGACACAAAGGTGCTGTTATGGTGTTGTCTATTGTAGTTCTAAGTACATCATGATGGAACCATCTGTTGCTGCGGCTCCATGCGTTCTTATTAGCGGCACTTCTATTGATAGTGATGTAATCTTTATCTTTAGGATAAAAATATGTTTCCCCGTACAAAACCGAATCGTATACTTCACCATCATATGGAGTGCTTACTGTCTGGCTAAATTGTTCTGGTATGATTAAGTCAGTTAATGGAATTAATTGAATTGCAGTTCCAACTCCTTCAACATAATATTCACCTGTCTTATATGATTCAGGGAATATATTACCAGAGAAAGTAACTTTCAAACCATTAGTAAACTTTATTCCGTTAGGACTTGTATAAGATGGGCGACCCAATACATCATCTAAATTAATATAGTCAGTATCAAAATCATCAATGATTTTAATTTTACCAGTCTTTCCGTTAATGGTGCCATCTTGATAATATAAAGTATCTAGTCTAGCAGTGTTTGGTGGTATCAAAATCAATTCACCGAATGCGTTCTTTACAAAACTTCTACCAATGTAATTAGTTCCATATTTTATAGTAATCTTTTCATTGGTTGGCAGTGACCCTGCTACTGATAAACTTAAATTAAAACCACCAAAGCCATCTGATACATAGGTTATCAAATAATATTCAGTAGTTAATGATCCGTTATAGAAAACAACAGTTTTGCCATTTAAATCTACAATATTGTCAACGGCAGTAACCGCAGCCTCTTTACCTTGTAATGAACTTACTGTTCCAGTTGAAACCAAATCAATAGTTGTATTTCCTGGTAAATCATACTCATCTTGTGCATCAGCAAAAGGAACAGTAAAGGTGATAATACCGTTTTTAGCTCCGTTGTTATCTACGCCAAATACTTCTCTTGTGCTGATATTAGGTTTTACTGGGTCAGTACCTGACTTCCCAGGTTGGCTTTGAATCCAGAAATTTGTTTTTTGGTCAGTTACAAATTGGTATACACCGCCTCTTACTAATGTGATAACAGGATTGAAATAGTTTAAATCTACTTCTGCTGAGTTGAATGAATAATTTGTAGGATTTGAAACTACATTGTATTCTACTTTTGTATATACGTTTGTAGTAGTGATGTTTACTGGTTCAGGACCTAAAGGTAACCAATAATATTGTGTGTAGTTTATTAGTTTATCTAAGTCGGTAAAACTATCCCATGAATAAAATTCATTCGTAAAGAGATTGTTATGGTTACTGGTTATACCACCGTGTACTTTCAATGAATCAATAATACCTGGGTATGTAATCAGGTCAACTGCTGTGTTGGTATCTTTTTTCTTAAATATAACGGCAGGATCTAATTGATAATTTGTGCGTGTTTTATCAGGTTCTACTATGTAGTGATCCTTAGAGCTAACACCATAACCAAATTTATTACCTATATACCCTTGTATCTTTGTATACTTGGGCTGCTGAGATAGTTGATCCAGTGTCCCCGTTAAGAATTGTTCATTTGGTTTGGTTTTAAATATTTCTGGTAAGAAATCAATTGTTCTAACTCTTGTTGACATTATAATTACCTATGTTTTATCCGGCTGGTTGTAACTCTGCAGGTGTTAATGCAGAAATGACTACGATATCTGATGCTTGTGCGGCGTTTACAAATATCTCATATGGTGCGCTGTATATTTCATACAAATCACCAAAACTTAGATTAGGATCGTTTGGAACTAATACTGCTGAACTGATAAGATCACCTAATTGAGAATGTAAGTATGCACTTAATTCACTGAAATAGAATGCATCTCCAAAGTCCCAATTCTCTATACTAAAATAATTGTTCATTTCAGTAAGTATTGAAGTTTTAATTTCGCTATCACTAGCAGTAGTTCCACTAGCCTTAATAACTTTTATCGTTGCACGTAATGCTGCCTCAGCTTTATTACCGAATAAAGGCTTAAATCTTACGCTGTTTAATATTACGCTGTCTGATAACATTCTATAATCATTTATCTTGGCATATTCTTGTGTCAATTCATTTATTGTAGGACGTGAAGGTTCTGATACAGTACCTGTTGTGTCTTTAATCCAATTCTGATATTGAGTATAATAGCTTTGAGGTAGTACATACAAATCAATAATGTTTGTTGTCCCTGGATCAATTCTAGTAGTATCGCCGGATACATGTTTATATTGGAAATACAAACCTTGACGACCGATCTTCACTGAATAGTTTGTAATCTTTTCTAAGTTTACAATATTAGCTGAGGTAGAATCATCTACTGTCTTGTAGAAGAATCCTTCTAATACAGCATAGAACACTTGTCCTACGGGATATTCGTACTTGACAATAGCAATATCTGCTTGTGTACCATAATTGTATACAACATCAGAAGTTGCAACCATTTCGTATCTACTCAACATATTAGCATCGATAACTTCACGGAAGAATGTGAAATATTGATAGTCTACTGTGTTTGAAACATAACCGGTAATTGCAGTGAAATAATCAGGATCTTTGTTTGTCCCGATCAATGTTATATCAGCATTTGATATTTCGACACTGAAATCATCAACATATCCGTCTGATTCTATACTTTGACCCACAACATATACCTTAACGTCTGTTGTCAATGGATAGTTACTATTTGGTTGTGAATTGCATTTCAAAACACTAATATAATCACGCAATGTCTTTCCTGACAATGGATCATATATTACTTTATCTCTGTCAAATACAAATCTTATATCAGAAACACTACCGAAATAGTAGGCAAGAGAACGATAAGATACCAAATATCTACCATACCCTAAACTTCTGAATTTAACAAAATACTGAGGATCAGTATATGTGCTAACAATCCATCTTTCTTGGTTAGCTAATAATACATTGTTGAATATCAATGAAAAGTTTTCATTCAATAAACATCTATTGACACAATCTTGGATAACTGCGCTTGATAAACTATTAGTGAACGATGGCATAACTAATGACAATATAGCACCGTCTGGAATAGAATTGGTCAAAGTTACTGGACCTAATCCACTAGGTAAATTACCTAATCCACCGTTTGAACCATCTTCAATAACACTAGATACACTAGTCCAAACGTATGTAATGTCGCTAGGTCCGGGTATACCCGATATCAATTTATTATTGCTATCAAAATAATATCCACTAGGTGCAGTAAATTTAATCAAAGCACCTTCAGTAATGTATTTTACATTTCCGGTAGCGTACACTCCAACTGAGATTGGACCAACATTATTGTAGAAATAGCCTGTACTTTCTGACGAGTTGAATGATGATTGATTCCAATATACACCACTGTCTATTTCATAACGAGTGTATGCTTGAGTATAATATTGGTATGTTCTATTACCATTCAATGCGCTTGCTAAGTTATCTGTCAAGAAATTGACAACATCATTTGTAGTTGATGCAGTAAATGTCAAAAAGCCATCGTTAATGTCTTGGTACATTCCACCGTCATCAGCAAAATCATTTGTGCTAGAATACTTAGAACTAGGATCAATCAAATCATAGTTTCGGCTAGTACCTACACTGCTTCTGTTTACTGCTTTACTTTTGATAATAGAATTATATAAAGTAAATGGGAAGTTGTTGTAATCTTCACCATTGACCATTCTATTTTGTGTATAGAAACGTTGTGGTGCACGTTGTTTAATATTAGTTAATGATTCACGTTGTTGTGCAGTAGAGATAGGTAATGGCAATTCTAATGTAATTGTCAATGTTTCTGTACGACCAGTACGGCTCTTGTAATTAATTGAAACAGTTGTACCTTGAATTTCGCTAGGATCGATTGTGTATGTCATCGCATTACCAAAACGATAGTATGCCTTGAAATTGCCTACAGGCATATCACTGAATACTCCGTCACCAAATATATATGTTACTTGGTCATTGTAGCGTGACCCTACGCTAAACAATTTCTTATTGCTGGTTGTAGTTTGCAATGAATTATTATTTGCGTAAATGCTTTCTACTTGAGTCCATTGTGTCAATGCACTGGTTATGTTGTCAACTTGGTATAACCATGTATCATCATTGTTGATGCCCTGGACATCGATGTCAACTGTTTGATTTGCGATTTGTTCTGCTATTGTAAAATTGTATGATTGCAAAGAACCTTGTTTAAAGTACAAGAAAAATCCTGTACTGCTACTACCATAACCTAACTTATCGTTTCTATATACAATATTAAAAACCTTTGAAGTTCCTGGTGGGATTTCATATACCGTGTTGCTGTTTACGCTAGTAACGCTTACACACTCAAATGACATACCAACACCATCAACTGTTGCAGTAAAAGGCACGATAGGTTGTGTACCATCTGGTAAGTTAACGCTATATTCGTCTGTTTTAATATCTAAAATAGTTGAAGAATTGCCTGGTTTGCCTACACGTTGTGTATCAATTAAAGCAGCGTTAATGATTGTGTTGAACTGTTCTTGCCAATTTGGGTTTGCAGGGTCATTCCAAAGAATTGTTAGATTACTCAATACCAAATTATTAATGTCACGGACTTGTTCAGTGGTGCTGATTGAAGAAATCTTTAAATAGCCCTGGCCTGCATTGTTTCTTTTTGGAGTATAACCAACTAGGTTAGCTAATTTGATGACACTATCTCTGCGTTCAGCGGTGTCGATAAAATTCTCACGGGTGTTCAAGTCATTGCGGAATGCAAGTGCTTGACCCATATATGCCATAACGTCTAATAACGCAACATATTCGCTACTTTCAACATAGTCGTTAAAGGTTTCTGGATAATAAGAACGTAGATAATCTACAAAAGTTTTACGAATGGTTTCATAATCATAGCTCTGAAAGTCAGCTTGACTATAGTTTTTGTATAGGGATTTCCAATCGTTTACCCCGAAAATAGATGATTGTCTTGAACTTGTGGCCATACTGTTGTTCTCTTTTATGTATTTATCATACAGAAAAACAGCGGTTTTTAGTTGGAACGTGATGCTGTGCTTGACGATTGGTCAAACAAAATAGCTAAAATAGTTGGATTATTGAACGGATTGACTGCTACTTCTACTTCTAATAAAATACCATTATCTTGCGGATAGCAAGTAACGCTATTAAGTACTAGTCTAGGATCATACGATGCTACTCTGCGTATCTCAGTTTCTAACGCTATTTGAACATCAAGTGTGTTTGGTTCAAAAATAAAGCTCCACAATGTTGTACCGTACTCGGGCTTTCCTGGCTTCTGTCCTTGAGGAATGTTTAAGGCATTTATAAAGTCTTGAAATACAAGTTCTTCATCCAGCGTTCTATATTTCTTATTGAAACGCAATGGTTTGTTTAATGTACCAGAGCCTCCATCAGCACCTGTGTTAATCTGAGGTGTTCTAACTGAGTCTGAATGTTGTGTACTAAATCCTATAAATGTTGGCATATCTTATCCTTATCCGTATTTAGACTAGATTTTCTAACTGATCTGCTGCTTGTTGTAACGATTTGTATTCTTCATATGCAGCTACTGTTTGTGGATCATTTGCTCCCAACTTTGCTTTAAGTTCGTAATACGCTTGTCGTTTTTCATCGGCGTCTTTCACTGCTTGTTGATAGTCACTCACTAGTTTAGTTTCATCTGGTGATGGTTCAGGCGGTGGCCCTGAACCAAACTTTAATGGTGGAATCTTTGGATCACCTAGTAGTGCTTTGCTTTGAGCTGCCAAGCCTGCAGTATCAAATGAATTTTCTTTAACAGTAGGCAATTTTACTTCTACTGGTCCTCCTGAACCTAATGCGGCAATCGCATTGTTCAACTCAGATGTTCCTTTCGTACCTAATCCCTTTGAAACTAGTGATGTTAATCCGTTAGCACCTGTTAACAACGACTTAGCTCCATTGATTATTGCACCTGGACCTGACAATGATCCACTTACTGATGCTGTTATATTTTTCAGTGTAGATGATAAACCACCTACTCCCGGTATACTTGTTGGTGCACCTGTTATGGTTTGACCTAAACTGTTTACTGTAGAAGATATTTTTGCCAACTCTGATCCACCAGTAGTTTTACTTAATAAACTACTACCTAATGATTTGGCTCCGTCTATTAGACCAGTCAATGATTTAGAATCAGGTGGAGATATCTTATCTTGAACAGTGTCTGTGTTAGGCAATTCTATTCCAGATGCAGCCGCTTCTCCTTCAGCTTTGATGACTGTGAGATTTTGAGGCTCGCCTGCTTTGAATGGTTTGAATGCAGATGTTACTTTACTGAACGCTGCCGCTGCCATACCTTTTAACTTATCTGCAATACTTACATCAGGTAATCCTCCCAAAGCCTTATCTGCTAAATTAGAAGCAAAATTTCCACCCGATATCAAGTTTGAGATTGACCCGCCTAATGGATTTGTTATTTTGGTTGCATTTAAACCCAATGCACCGATGCCAGGTATATTTTTTGTTAATGCACTCTTTGCAAAGTTTATCGTTGCATCAGCGCCTGCAGTTGCGGCACTTAATATTAAACCACCTTTTTGTGTAGGGCTTTCTTTATCTGTGATTAGGCCTGCAGATACCATACTGGATTCACCCTGTTTTAATAAAGTAACCGCTGCACCTGTTTGAGCAGTTTGATTGTTAACTAAATCGCCAAGTGATTTTACTCCATCTTTACCTGTAAATAAATTTGAAGGTATTGCTTGCTCTAATGATTTACCGGATTGCAATGCTGAATTTATCAATACATCAGAACCAGGCTTTAATAAACCAGCACTCATATATTGACTAGGATTTAACCCTAATCCACCAATAGACCCAACCTTAAGTCCAGTATCTGTAGTTACTATACCTGCAGTTGCTGCTATTGCATTCTTTCCTGCACCGGTTGCAGCATTAACTGCCATTTGTGATACCAATGCACTTGTAGTATTTTTATCAAGTGTGGGTGATGCGGCTGGTATATTTGGTACTGTGGATGCCAATGACGGGGTAGTAATTGCAGGTGGCGCAGGTGGAACTGAATCGTTGATGCTAGTAAGATTGGCTGACGGTGATGAAGGTAGATTTGCTGCTGATGACATATTTGTACTAACATCGACACCCAAGTTTGCTTTTTCCCATGGGGCGTGTGCAGGAGCACGTGATGTGATGCTTGGTAACTTTCCCGGTGCAGTAGCATATCCCTTTTCTTCATCATACAATGTGTCAGGATGTGTAATTTTAGCTAGTT